TTGATTCTCTATATCTTCTTTTAGGTAAACGTAAGTTTGTCATATCAATTTTTCCAGTTAATTCAAAAACAACTGTATTAGGATTTTCATTTACTACCCTGTCAACGTACCATCTATCGTCAGCTTCAAATATTGCAGTAGGGTCAGCAGTACTATTTGAACCAGATGTAAAATTCACAGCATCTAAAAACTTTTTACAGGTCTTTATTCTTAATAACTCTGCGTGTATTGGGTTGTTTAAAAGTATCAAGGCAGAAATAGCACTATCAGTATTAGCAATTTCAAATTTTGGTCTTGGTAAAGTACCTTTAGTTGTTTTGTTGAAACCTGTTACTTTTACAGGTAATGGAGTATATGATATACCATTGAAAATAATATTAGTTTTTACTTCATTTGTGCCAGCATGATAGTAAAACACGACATCAGCATCATTTTCAGTTAATCCATTTACTGCTTTATTAAAAGTTAATTTAAATAATTCTATTACAGCAGATGGTTCGAGTGACTGTAATTCTGGACTTACTGCTGCTGAAGCTGGAACCTGTATTGTTAATGAAGTTATTGTGCAATTACCAGTTTCATTATTTAAATCTGTTATTGTGCTTTTTGTCTCACCTGCTGGATCATCTTCTGGAACTTCAAACTTTATTTTATTAGCTGAAACTACAACAACAATGTAATTACCTTCCCAATGTTTTAATTGTGAATCAGTGGATGAAAATTTAACAGCATCTCCGTCTTTAAAAGGATGGTCAGTAATATTTACTATTAATTGTTCAGTCTGTGTACTATCAATTTCAAAGGTTCCATCTAATGAAATCATGCTTCGGCAACCTCCTCAAATGTTGCTGTAATCGTAGCTCTATTTAAATAAGGTATAGTTTTATTCCATTGTGTACAAATCATCTTTTTACTGGCACTTTCACCAGCAGGGGTGTAATCAAAATTTTCTACACCTGCTCTGGCATCTAAAAAAGTTTCTATTTCATCTGCATCTGTTTCACTTATGTTTTGCCAAGTAAATTGATAAATTTTTAAATTTTGGTTTATACCAAAAGTAGACCTCTGCTGATAACCGTCACCAAACTGTGCAATACGAATGTTTGGTGCAGAGTTTTTTCTTGTCCCGTAAGTAGGATTGACAGTTGTTGGAAAACTAGCCATTAGCTTAATAAACCTCCATCCATTTTTTGATTAATAATTTCAGCTTGAACTGCTGCTCCTATAAGCTCACCTAAAGCTGTTGCGGATTGGTCATCACCTTGTACAGACGACCCAGAAGCATCTACATTGACCACTACGCTAGTTGAACCTCCTAACTTATGGTTTGGTGTAACCATACCAGAAACTCCTGGTGTAAACAATTCTGGACCCTTCTCTCCAACAATATAAGATTTACCTGCTTTTGCAGAGCCACCATTGGCAAGAAAGCCACTAAATAAGTTTCCTAATAATCCATCATCTTTAGTTAAAGTACCAGCAACATTTCCAAACAAAGCAGCATTTAAAAAAGCATCTGCCATTTTATTTAATACATTACTTAAAGCTTGGTTTAAAGTATTAACTCCTGTTATTAACCCTTTAATTGCACTACTCATTTCAACAGCAAATGTACGTTTTATATCTTTAACAATTTGTTGTTGTGTAGTTAATAAATCATTTGTCTGGTCAATTTCCAATTTCTTTTTAATTAAATTTAATAAATCATCTTTATTAACTTTATGTATTTCTTGACCTAAATCTAATTCATGCAATTTTAATTGAATAGTTGCTTTTTCATCAATAGTCTTTGCTTGTTCTAATTCAGTTAATAATTGTGTTTTTTCAATTTCTTTGTCAAGGTTATTAATTATTTTTATTTCAGCAGCTAACCTTTTACCTAAAGCAGCACCAGCATCGAAATCTGCTTTTTCTTGTTTATCTATTGCATCCATTTGAGGTTGTATTACATTTTCTGCAAAGGCTTTACCTTTAGCTTTTTCTACTTCTAAATCTAATTCATTAAGTTTTAATAGCCTTTCTGCATTAATTATTTTATTTTTTCCTAAATCACCATTTGCCTGTGCAAATTTTAATGATGCTTCTGCAAGAATAATTCCTCTTTTTGCTTTTACAACCTCTTCATCTAACAAACTACCACTTAATTTTTGTAGCTCAATTCTTTTATTTAAAATATTTAATTCAAATTTTGAAAAGTCTTTAGCTGTGTTAGATGTTCCACCACTTTTACCATTACCACCTTCAGTTAATGCTGTTGACAAGTCAACATTTTTATTTAAGTCAGGTGCATTTAATGGTTTTAACCCTGCAAACGCTAAACCAAAATCTATTACATTATTAGCCTTTCTTGTTTCATTTATTTCATTAAGAGAAGTTCGAATATTTAAAAGTTTAGCAAAAGGGTTAATAACTAGTGCAATTTCTTTTAAAGGCAAAGCGTTTAATAGTTTTACAAGCTTTGTTGTGAAATCAATTATTGTAGTAAATATAGGTGCAAGATCAGCAGATAAGCTTAAAAATAATTTTGATACTTGTTGGTCTAACTTATCAAATTCAGTATCTAAATTCTGTAAATTTTTAACAGCTTGTGGACCAATAATTTCTGCAAATTTTTCATTAACAAGATTTTCTGCTTTTCTTACTTCTCCAGCTTCCAATAAAGTAGCAATTTGTTCCTTAGTAACACGATCTACTTTATAACCAAGTTCCTCTAATTTTTCTAAACCTAAATTTGCATCTTTTAAAGCATTGCCAACTTCTCTTGAAGCATTAACAAATTCTTGAATTTTACTAACAGCAGCAGTAGCAGCAATAGAACCAGCAAAACCACCACCAGGACTTACTCTTTCTCCAATATTTCCACCTAAAGCACCTGCAACAGCTTGAGCAGGACCACCGCCAAACAGTAAAGGAAAACCACCACCGATTAAAGTACTTTGTCTAATTCTATTTCTTCTACTTTGTAACTTCTCTTCCATAGTTAAGTTTCTCTGAGTTTCTATATTTATCTGTCTTGCTAGATCTAATTCTCTTTTATCTATTTCAACACCTGTTCTTTTTAAGTTATTAATTAATTCTTCCTTTTTAGCTTTAGTTATAATTGATTGATTTATTCTATTTTCTATATTTGCAGTTTGTTCTTTTAATGCTTTGATACGTTTTTGAGTTCTCTCTTCTTGTTTAATAGCATCCTGTTTTTGTTTATTCTTTTCTTGTGCCTTAGAAGAACCATCAAGTCTCATTACTTTTTCTTGTATTTGAGCATTTTTTTCTAATTGCCTTCCTATAGCTTCATTTATTTCTTTAAATTCTTTTGAGTTTACATTTACAACTTCTAACATACTATTCAGCATGGTCATTGCATTTTTTCCAGCCAATATTGTCTTAGGAAACTTTTCTATCTGTTTTATTGTTTCTCCAATATCCCCTAGAATTAATCCTTTATTTCTTCTTTTATCAGTAGCATTTGCAAAAGCAGTTGCTTCTAAGGTTAATTTTTTAAAGTCACCAGCTAATATTGCAGTAGCAGCCCTTTGTCTTTCAGTTGCAGAAGTGGCATCATTAAATGCTTTTTTTATTAAAGAAACTTCTTGTGTAATAGCTGAAATTTTTGAACCAAAAGCATTAAGTCCTGCACCCTGATTAAATTTATTTATTAGATCTTGCCCTTCTTTTATTTCTGCATTTAACTTTTCTAATGCCTTTTGTGCTGGATCAGTTTTAACATTAATTTTTAATTTATTTATATCTCCAAAAACTTGTTCTACTTGTTTTGCAAATTGATGTAATTTTTTTAAATTTTGTTCACCACGACTCGTATTTATAACGAGATCAAGTTGTTTAACAGCCATTCGACCTATCTAGCAAAACATATATCCTATTCTACCTTGCTTTACCCATAACGCTTCTTTTTTGTATCTTATCCATTTCTTTTTTTTCTTCTTCATTCTTTAACTCATAAAATGCAGCCCAACCTATCATTTCTTCAACAGTTAATGTTTCACATAATTCACTAACAGACTTTTTTAATTCATTTGCCAGTGAATATATAAACATCCAATCAGGATTCGCTTTTCAAATCGGCTTTTGCCTCTTTAACCTCCTTATCAGTTCCAACTTCTAACATTGCTAATTGTATTTCTTGAAGAACAGAAGCAGCAACTTCTCTTCTTAAAGATGCTTTATCACCATCTTGAAATAGTCTTTTTTCGTTTTTATCTAATGCTTTTTCAATCATTAATTGCAAAGCAAAATCATTAGCATCTTCAGTATTGCTTTTCTTTTGAATAGATTCCCTTTCAGCAATAGTTAATGGATGCCAATAAATAGTAAGTAAAATTTCATCATTATCCATGATGTCATACTTATATAATTGGCTTACACCAAATTTATTCTTAAGAAGGTCAACGGCTCTAGTCATAATATTATATAGCTATTAGAATTATATCAGCTATTTGCGAAAAAGGAACAAGATATAATTCCTAAAAAATGTGAACGATCTTCTATTTCTATTGGAATCGGACCAGATATTTCTCCAATAACAGGTGAACAAGAAAAAGGATCTGCATAATTTGAAGCATTAATAGAAATTAATCCATCTATTACAGCTTCTCCTATAGCAGATAATACAGAAGTACCTTTATTTTTAGGAACATAAATATTACATTGAATTGCACCAGAATAATAATCTAATGCTGTTCCTTGAGCTTGAATTGTAGATTGACTAAAAGTAATAGATGTTGCTATATATTTTTTTGTCTTGCCAGGAGTTGTAAAATTTACATTATCATAAGTAATAATTACAGTATTATCTGCTGCTACAACTGAATCTGTAATAGCTTTTTCAAAAGCTGCTCTTGCGTTAACTAAACTCATAATTTTGTGTATTTAGAACCTAGTGCTGCTGCATTTCGACCACCTTGAGCACCTTGATATAATACCTGAGATCCAGCAACTCTTACATCTGGTTTCATCATAGTGCCACTAAATACAACATCAACAACTTGTGTTATTTGCTCCATATAAGGCATTATAAAGCTACTTTCAGATCCTAATGCTTGTCTTGCATATTCAGCCCTATTACCTATAAATATTGTTTCTCCAAATTTAAAGTTTCTATCAAGTGGATATCTAGGTTCAATAATAGGTGCTGTTTTAATTCCATTGTCTCTAGCTTTTTTAACTTCAGTCCACGGAGCAGTTCTTGGCTCATTTGATAAAGGTCTATAAGTATTTGCTTGCCAACTAGAAGCAAAAAAACCAGTATATTGAGGACTTTGTGATGGTAAATCTGATAAAACAGTACTTACTAAATTATCTAATTGAGTATTAAGTTCTCCTCTTGTAGAGGCTATCCAATTAGTTATAGCATTTGGATCTGATTTAGCCATTAAAACCTCCCACGAATTGTAAATAAATAAGTTTGTCCACCTTGTAATGTATTTATATCAACTATCTTTGCAACTCTAGTTGAACCTGCGTAAGTTAATGTAATTTCATCATCAAGATCAGGTTGATTATCTCCTATCAAATCAGGTGTTACATAAGTTCTAAATTCTCTTATTTCTTTACCTAGATCTTCTTCTGACCTAATAAATTCAATCGGAACTTTAATACTGTAACTGGTATCAGTTGTAGTATATGCACCTGTGCTTGTGTTATAACTACCAGATGCTTTTTTTGTATAGACAATAGAAGAATCCAATGACGTTCCAAGAGTTGCTACAACATCTTTGGCAACACTTTTTAATAATGAATCTAATTGACCTGCCATTATCCTCTAACCACCCTAAGTTGAAAACTACCTGCTCCACCTAAAAGATATGCTCCAAGATAACTTTGTAACCAAGGGTAAACATCAAGAATGTTATTAACTGAACCCGTTCCTTGACTTGCAGTGTTGTATTTTACTTGGATGTCACCCAACTTAACTTCTTCAAAGTTACCATCTTTACCAGTAGTTCCTGTAATGGCATCAGTATCATTTGCTAATGCTCTAGCTAATTCATATTGTGCATATTTAATATTATTAGGTATTGAAGTACAAGCCAATTCAACACCATCTACCTGATAATTATTTCTTGGAAACTTTAGTGCTTGACTATCATCACATCTATCTCCATAAAATACTAAAGTATCAATCCATCTTGTAGCTGATATTAATGCTCTCTTCTTTTGGTCATCTGTTTTATTGGTCCAAGTTGAAGAGTCTGGGGAGGTATCGAAGTAATCGTTAGCTTCAGATAAAGTGACATAACTATTAGCAGTTTCACTTTTTAAAGTTGCAATTATGGTAGCTGCCACGATCTATAAGGTAATTTAGTTTTATTGTAGCGTAAAGAAAAAACCCCACCAATAATTGATGAGGTTTAATGACCACAATTTAATGTTATCTATTAAAGAGTTGTATTATCAAGTGGTGTATTAACTGTTAACTGAACAATAGGAATTAAGTCAGCATCATATGTTAATGCCCACTTAGCTTTTGCTCCTAAGTTAGA